CGATGGCATTGCCGGTACAGGAGCCGAGGTGGCCTTGGTCTTCGACCGGCGAGCATTTCGGCGACAGGTCAACGACCGGAGGCGTCATGGCAGTACCCAGCAGCAATTGATGATCGCGTGGGTCATAGCTGTCACGGGTGACTTTAAAATCGTTAGGCGTGTGCATGATTTTCCTTTAGTGAATACGGAGGATACTACTTTTGTGAAAACTTTGCCATGAGCAATAATAGGCGGCAGAACAGGGACGTGTGCTTGCCGTCCTTGTCTATGATGCATCCGTTACACACATGCCGGGTAGGCGGTGGCTCTGGCGGCGGTGGTATCTTGCGCAGGTTCATTTGATCGTTACCCCGAGGCGCTTGCTGAATGCGGCCTTGGCTTCATCGACAAGGTTCATGGTGGTGCCATCGGCGTACGGGAGATTGAACTCGAACTCCAGAGCCTGCGCGATGACATCGGGCCGAAAGCCCATGGGCGAGGTCAGCTTGAAGTAGAAGACATTGCCGCCCGGCCACGTTTCGATCCCTTTCCAGAACCGGGAGAACATCAGCGATGCCTCTTCGGGTGTATGGAATTTTTGAATCTTTGGGTTGCGCGCCACGTCGCCCAGCCGTACCCCGGCCTCGCCGTCCATTACGAAGTAGTTGGCATTGCGGATGCCGCCGTACTCGTAGTTGAAGTCGGAGCTGTCCCGGCACGTACCGTAGATCGCTGTGTCGCGGGACGATAGCGCGTGGACGATCGCCAGTACGCAAAGCCGGTCTTGCGGGAAGGGGATCGAGTTCAATACCGATGCCAGAAAGATCGAGTTGAATTTCAACTTGGGGTCGGCAACCTGCGCGAGGAAGCGGCGGGCCTGCTGGCGCGAATAGGCGGGGTCTGGTACGCCTACTGCCTTGTCCGGGTCGATACGGTACGGCTCGAAGTCGATGGCGTTGATGCCCTTCGTCTGGAGGTAGGGCGCAACCTTGCCCAGCCCTGCGCCGAAGTCGATCATGTTGTGGCCGTGGAGGTCGCGGAACTTGACCCAGTACTCGGTCGAGTAACTGTCCTTGTCCAGCAAGGTGCGGCAACCGTTGGCCCAGTAGCGGTAGGCTTTCGGTACGACGCCCCGGTTATTCTGCGGGCGACGATAGGCCGAGTAGCGCAGCAACTTTTCAAAGTCCTGATCGACGTGGAAGTCCATCGAGAGGTAGTTGAGGAAATTCAGCGCCACCATGGCGTTCGCGTCCGGGATGCGGATGACCGGCCAAGTGGCTTCGCCGTTCTCAAGCGAGGCAAACAGGCGGTGGATACCGTTGACGATCTGGCCGGACTCGGAGACAACAGCCGGGATGCGGATGCCCATTTTCAGAATCGACGCTGCAAGCATCGTTGCCTTTTTGTCGTAGCGATCGGCATAGCCTTGAACGATCGACGCAACTTTCTCTTCTTTGCAATTGATTGCAAATGAAGCATCAAGAGGTAGGTCTGGTAGTTCCTCTGCGGCGGCCAGTACCGTGTCAAGATCGAGGCGGCCCAGCGCGCTACTGCCTGTATCGAATGCCGTAAAGTCATTTGTCCCCCGGTTGAATAAGAGGTTGGCCCCGTGGCGCTCTTGCTCGGGCAGAGCAATGCGGATAATAGGGACGTGGGTGAATCCCATTTCGGTCGCTACGCGGGTGCGCTGGTGGCCGGACAGGAGCATACCCTCTGGCGTGACAAAGAGGGGCTGGATGAAACCCAGCTTGGCGAGGGATAACCGGAGCAGGCCGAGACGTACGGTGTCGGGCTTGCGCGGGTTGGTAGGATCGTTCCAAACCTCGCCAATAGGCACGATCTCGATCATCGATGTGCCTTTACTGCGTGTGCGTGTCAACCGGGTAGCCATGGGATTCCTTACGTCAAGATGCCGAGGCGGCGTTTCAGGTCTTCGGCGATCGCTTCTTCGTCAAAGTTGTGCAGTTGGCGGACGCCGTCTGCCCAGTTGCGATACTGTGCTGCCGGGATAAAGAACACCAGCTCACCGAGAACGAAGCGCGCTTGCAGCGGGGAGCGGCGGGCGGTCGGTTCGGCCCCAGCAGGAGGCGTTACTTCGAGGTTTGTTGGGTTCAGGCAATCAGCAGATACCAGACTGCCGAGGCAATCCATCTCTTCCGATGTCCAGCCGAATTGCGTGAAGTCCAGGCCCAGACCATCGAGCTTTTGCATCTCGCCTGCCAGCAATTCAAAGTCCCACTTGGCCTGTTCGGATACCTTGTTGTCGATCAGGCGGAAGGCGATGGCTTCTTCGGGCGTGAGGTCGGACGCGATGATACAAGGGACTTCATCGATACCGAGGGACTTCGCGGCTTCGACGCGGGTGTGTCCAGCGATCAAGATGTTGTCGTTATCGATGACGCATGGTACGAGGAAGCCGAAGGCGGCGATCGACGCGGCTACGTTCTTGACGGCATTCGCGTTGTCGCGTGGGTTCCAGTCGTACGGGGCAAGGTCGTTGATGTCCTTGTAGATGATCTCCGTGCGGCGCTTGATAGCGGGGACGGCTTTCGTACTGGCTACTGGGGCCGCTGCGGCGCGGCGTGGGCGTGCTGTTGGCATGATCTGTCCTTTAGTTCGCATTACCGAAATGGAACGCAATGAAGGGGAGAATTACGTAATACAATTTCTGCCCCGGAAAGTCTTTGTTGATGGTACTACCAATTCCAAGCCAGTGGTAGTGCCGGTCGCCGTCATCGCCCGTGGTGTACCAGAGTTCATCCCCGAGCGCGATACTTATCAGGGTAGCCTTCGTCGGGTGGAATACGAACTGCTTGATGCCTTCGCTCATGGTGTTCTCCAGAAATGCAAAAATGCGCTCCCCAATATGGAAAGCGCATTTCATAGGGCAATGGCCGGGTAGCGTTACGCGGCTGCTTTAGCTTTCGGCGTAGGCTTGGCCGACGACTTGGCCTTGACATTGCCGACCGGCGCGGTTTGCACAGGAGCGTCTGCTACTTCGGCGGCTTCGCCGAAGCTGGTCGTGGCCCAGTCGTTGAGGATGAAGGCCAGCGCTTCTTCTTCGTTTTTCAACGATTGCTGTTCCTGCGCGGCTTTCAGGATGCCGACGAGGCCGACGCCTTCTTCTTCAAAGTAACGGAACTTCATGGTGATCCGTTTCTTCTGTTCGCCCGGCGTGCCGCCGACGTTGACCGTCTGTTCCTTGATGGCGATCGACAGGTCGGCCACGGTGTTTTCTTCGGCCAACTTCAACAGGTCTTCCGGCTCGACGCCTTCGGCGGACATCGAACGGGTGATCTTGCTGGCCTTCGTCCAGCCGATCGTGGCGACGCGCTCGGCGGGGTTTTCGATACCCAGCGTCGAGAACGTGACGTAGATATCGATCAGGTTCATGGCCTTGCGATAATCGACGTTCATGTAGTCGGACAGGAACTTGGCGAAGCCTGCGTTTTCTTTGTAGGCAGGGTTCAAGTCTTTGTACGAGCCGGACTTTTTGATGTGGTACAGGACGCCGCCCATGTGGTATTCCGAGCGCCCGATGTCGCCTTCGAGGTCTTGCGCAGTCGCAACGAGGTCTTGGCTTTCGCTGACGATCGCCAGAACGTCCGCGTCTTCCTGTTCGGCGGTCAAGGTCGGCAGATCATCGACTTCTTCTTTCGGTGGCTTGACTTTCGGCTCGGCTTTCACTTTCGGCGGTTTGGCGGCCTTGGCTGGCTTTTCGGCCTTGACGACCGGGGCCGGTGCTTTCGGTGCCTTGCCCGATTTCACTTTGGTGACGGTCGGTGCGACGACTGGCGCGGCATCGGCGGCGGGCGCATCGACGGTGACTTCTTCGGCGAACACTTCGGTTTCGAGGAACTTGGGGTTTTTCTCGGCGTCTTCTTTTTTCTTGGCGTTGAAATCGGGGTTCGGGAACTTGACGATCGCGCCGCCATCGACCAGTTCGACGACTGGGTAGGAGGTGTCCTTCGTGAGGACGCGTTCTTCGGGTTTCACATCATCGGCATAACCGAGGAAAGTGACGGAACCGCCAACGGCGATTGCGAGTGCTGCTGCTTCTACTACTGGTTTGGTCTTTGCCATGGTATAGCCTCTTTCGATGATGGGATTAGGGTATCGAGCAATCGTTCGATGGGGTATTCATCCTGCGAGAAACTTCATATTACATAATGAAACTGGAATGCGCAATAACACAAAGCGCTTTTTTACGATTTATTTGCAATTAATTGCAAAACCTTGCCTTTACCGCGAACAACTTGACATTCCTCAAGCGCTTCCAGACGAAGCTGTTTCTTGACGCCTTCGCTATGGCGGCCATTGCCGTAGCGGACTTCCCCGAGGCTCATGAGGGCGAAGGCATCAGCCTCGTCGTTCTGGGCAAGGTCATACCCGAGGATATTATGGATGGCGGCGCGCATCTCTGGTTTCTCTTTCTGGCCCCGGTCTGCATTGCCGCGTCCGGTGAAAGTCTTTTTCAAGCAGGTCGGGCTGACCAGCAAGACATCGATACCCCGTTCCCAGAGCATCGTCTTGACGACGCCACCGAGTTCGCCAAGCTGGTGAGCGCCTTGCTTCGCGCCGAAGGCATAGTCCTCATACACGATCAACTGTGGCTGGGCGGCGTCAAGTACCTGCGCGATCTGTTCGCGGACGTAGACCAAGCGCTGCGGGCCGCGCAGTTTGCCGGTATCGATCCGACCGGTGTAGAGTTCGCTGGCGTAGCGATAAGCATAGCCTGTGGAAGACAGCGAAGGGTCGATGCCAAGTACGCGCAACTCTTCGCCATTATTACGGACACGAACGATACGATTGGAGGCCATTGCCGCTCCTGCTGTGGTTGGTATCAGCATATTACGGCAAAGAATCCATCATGGAAACGATATCTTGAGGGATACCATAGCCATCCTGCATATCGACGATGATTAGACCTCCGCGCTCTGGTAGGT